CCGACCAGCCATTCCCTGATGCCGTACGCAACCACACAGGGCCGATATACGCGCACAATGCAGCGTTCGAGCGGCTCGTCTTCTATTACGTCCTTGAATGTGACTTTCGGCTCGAGCAGTTCGTCTGCACCGCTGCACAAGCGCGTGCTAACTGCCTACCGGGCAGCCTTGAAGACGTCGGTCGCGCCATCAGCAGCAACATGCGCAAAGACCACCGAGGAAAGCAACTCATACGAGCACTATCTGTACCCCGCGCTGATGGATCATTTAATAACGATCCCGCCCTTTTGGCCGAGATGATCCGTTACTGCGAAACCGACGTCAAAGTGATGCGCGCGATCAGCCAGGCCATGCGTCCGCTGTCCGATCAGGAGCTGGCCGACTACCATGTCAACGAGCGCATCAACGACCGCGGCGTGCTGCTGGACTTGCCGTTAGCTCAAGCCGCCGTCAAGTACGCATCGACCGAACTCGAAGAGATTGAAACGCTGGTAGCCGAGTTGACTGAGGGTGAGATTCTGTCAGTACGCAGCCCGAAGATGCGCCAGTGGGTGCTAGACCGCGTCGGGCCGCAGGCGCTGACGATGATGGAGGTCTACAAAGACGGCGAAAAGAAGTATTCTATTGATAAGGCGGTACGCGCCAATCTACTGGCTTTTGCAGAGGAAAACCCCGATGAGATTCCGACCCATGTTGCGGACGTCATTCAATGTGCCGACGATCTCTGGGCGTCGTCGGTTGCGAAGTTCAGCCGCCTTGGCGAGCTGGCTGACGAAGTTGATCACCGTGTACGAGGTGCATTTGTCTTCGCCGGAGGGTCTGCCACCGGGCGTGCATCGAGCTATGGCGCTCAAGTCCACAACTTCACCCGAAAGTGTGCAGCAGAGCCCGATGATGTACGGCACGCTATGGTCAGAGGCCACAGCATCACCCCAAGATTTGGAAAACGCGTTACTGATGTTCTCAAGGGAATGCTCCGGCCCGCACTGATTCCTGCGCCTGGTAAACAATTCGTTGTCGCTGACTGGTCTGCTGTCGAGGCCCGTGTCACCGCGTGGGCGTCTGCTGACCCGCAGGCTGATGACGTGCTGCAAGTCTTCCGCGATGGCCGCGACATCTATAAGCGTGAGGCCGCCGGTATCTACCGCGTGGCCGAGGATAGCGTCGACAAGGAGCAGCGCCAGATCGGCAAGGTTGCGATTCTCTCGCTTGGCTTCGGTGGCTCGGTCGGTGCGTTTGCCGCGATGGGCCGCAACTACGGCGTCATCATGCCGGAGTCGGACGCCCGTCGGATTGTCGACGCTTGGCGCCGTGCTAATGCGTGGGCGGTGCGCTACTGGGCCAAGCTCGAAGAGGCGTACACGCGTGCTCTACGCAACCCTGGGCGCGAGTTCTCAGCGGGGCGGGTGACGTACCTGTACGACAAGCAGCATCTTTGGTACGCGCTGCCATCGGGCCGCGTGCTGTGCTATCCATTTGCTAAGTTTGAGGGTGATGAGATCACGTACGTCAAGGCGGCATGGAAACCTGCAGCGGACGCGAAGGAATGGCCGCGTGCTCGCTTGTGGCGGGGGCTGGCCTGTGAGAATATTACGCAAGCAGTCGCTAACGATCTGCTACGGCACGCTTTACGCCAGCTGGATGATGTAGTGCTGCACGTACACGATGAGATCGTTCTGGAGACGGCCAATCCCGATGCACCCAATACCCTGCAACAAGTGATGTGCACGCCGCCTGATTGGGCGGCGGGTCTGCCATTGTCGGCAGAAGTAGCAGTCATGAACCGCTACGGCAAAGGTTAACAAAAAAGCCACCTGGCGGGGTGGCTTCTTCAACTACAAGGACTGCAATGGATTTCATTGAATACTATCAGAAATTAGCACCCGAAGGCGAGACGGCGCTGATTGTGCGCCAGAAACCACAACTGAAAGCTGGCGAGCTGCAGTTTCACGCCGACGGCGCCATCAAGTGCACCTGGCCTGCGTATCTGCCAAGCCACAACATCAAACCCGATTGGGCCATCTACGGCAACACCGCGTCGTTCATCATCGACCGTTTTGATAATGGCCATGTGAGCGCGTCCGCTGCCAATTGCGAGTACGTGCTGGTGATGGTGCTTGATGACGTGGGTGATCCTGAGAAGGCGCCCAACACCCCGACCGTGCCGCCGACGTGGATCATCGAGACGTCCGAGGGCTCGTACCAGTGGGGCTACACGTTCTCCGAGCAGCCGACGAAGGGCGAGTACGCTGCAGCGATCCGCGCGGTGGCTGATGCTGGCTACACCGATCCAGGCGCCTGTAACCCTGTGCGCAACTTCCGGCTACCAGGCTCGATCAACCTAAAGCCGAACAAGAACCGATTCGCCGCTCGCTTAGTCGAGTTCCACCCCGAGCGCGAGTACACGCTCTCTGAGCTCTGCGCAGGCCTTAACGTGACGCCTGCGCCTGCCGACTCGCTGACACTGCGCCCGATCCGATTGTCGGATGATGGCGCTGATGACGTGATGGCGTGGTTGTCGGGGCAGGGTCTGCTACTGTCGCGCCCGAATCCGCAAGGGTGGGCGGGTGTTATTTGCCCGAACAGTAGCGAGCACACCGATGGCAACCCAGAGGGCCGGTACAACCCCGCCATGCGTGCCTACTGCTGCCTGCACTCGCACTGTCTTGAGCTCGACTCGCATACATTCCTTGATTGGGTGGCCGCGCAGGGCGGCCCGAAACACGCGCCAGGCTTGCGTGACGAGCTGTTGGCCGCCGTGATGGATCAGACGCTTGCCAAACTGCAGCCGACTGAGGCGTTCCCTGACAAGGGCGCCGAGGTGATCGCCGAGGTAGAAAAAAAGCAGTTAGACCGAGTGACTAAAGAGGATTGGTATTCCCGCTTTGCGTACATTTTGAATGAAGATTCATTTTTTGATATGGAAATGCGGTATGAGATAGACCGCACAGGTTTTAACGCCTTGTACCGGCATGTACTCTGTTATTCAATTCATAAGACAGGCAAAAATTCGCGGCGTATTGAGGCGTCGGTTTGTTACGACGAAAATCGCCACGCTAAAAACGCTTTAACGCTTGCTGGAATTACTTACGCCGCTGGCGAGAGCGTGCTGGTATCGCGTGAGGGGCAGGTATATGGCAATCGCTGGGTCAACCGCCGCCCCGCAATACCTACTAGCACCTGCAGCCCGCAACGCTGGTTTGATCACCTAGAAAAGCTAATCCCTACCGATTTTGAGCGCGAGCACGTCCTAAACGTGATGGCGTACAAATTGCAAAATGCAAACAAAAAGATTAACCACGCTGTACTGCATATTGGCCGCCCAGGGTCAGGTAAGGATACCCTCTGGGAGCCGCTATTGTGGGGCGTAGGCGGCGCAAATAAAGCGAACGTGAAAACTCTCAAGAACGAGGAAATTACGTCGCAGTGGGGCTATTCGCTTGAGTCTGAGATTATGGTTTTCGAGGAGTTACGCGAGAGTGAAGCGAGAGATCGTCGCGCGCTCGAGAACCATCTCAAGCCGATTATTGCCGCGCCGCCGGAGTTCTTACAGGTCAACCGTAAGCGCTTACACCCTTACGATATTTTGAACCGCGTGTTCGTGCTTGCGTTCTCGAATGAGCGCGCGCCGTTATCGTTGCCTTCGGATGATCGGCGCTGGTTCGTGACATATTCAGACGCGCCGAGGATGCCTGACCCCGAGGGTAAGGCATTTTGGGACTGGTACGCATCCGGCGGCCTTGAGGCCGTATGCAAGGTGCTCTATGCGCGTGACGTGAGCCGATTCAACCCAGGCGCTGCGCCGCCGTTGACCGAGGCGAAAATTATCATGATCGAGCAGGGCCGCTCAACCGCCGAATCGTACCTTGTCGAGATGATCGAGCGCCGCCTGGGCGAGTTCTCGGCGGGCGTGATCGCGTCGCCGTTCTACGCGCTCTGTGACCGCCTGCAGGGCGGGGCGCCCACGGGTACTAGGGTAGTACAGCAGGCGCTCTTGCACGCGCTCAAAGAGGCCGGATGGGTCGATATGGGCCGCCTTATGTCGAGGGAATTCAGCACACGCAAGCATGTATTCGCTGCGCCCGATTTGGCCGACACGGCCACAAAATCGGAGCTGCGCCGGATGGTAGAGGAAGCGCCGCCGCCCGCCGCTGTGCGTCTAGTTAAGTAATGCGCTGGCGCAAAAAAAACCCGCCGGAGGGCGGGCTAAAAGCGGCACTGATCGCCGAGGGGAGCTCTCGGCGTCACAATCCTAGCAGGATCGCGAAGAGTGCCGCAAGAAATAATCCAATGAGCGCGGCCATTAGTCACCGCCTGATAGATAATCCGCCGCTTCGCTTTCCAGTCGCTTAATCGTCGCGTCGTTCAGATAGTCGGCAATGTCGGCCGGATTGTCAGCGACGTGCGCGTGCACAATCCAAGCAGTAGCATTGAACCCGAGTTCAGGATCGGCGGGCTCGAAATCTACCCATATTGAGAAAAGCACGTCATCCAGCAGAATTTCTACGCGCTCAAGATAATGCGGATATGGCCGATTTTTTGCGCCAGCTACGGCGCGGGCATCGTCGCGTGCGTTATTTGTCATCATAGGTCACCTTGTAGTAGTTAAGCCGGGCATCGGCGCGCGCAGCGGCGCGCCTGTCCAATCCAATGCAATTTGTTCGACGAGCGGTATCGTCGGATCATACTGGGCCGCGCTCGTTTCGCTGGCGCCGTGATAATCGAGCGCCTGCAGACAATTCAGATTATCGAACCGGCGTATATAGTCCGCCGTCGACGTGATACCGGCCGTGTATACCGGAAATTTGCGTATATCTTTAGGCTTTTTGGTTTTATAGGGTTTGCGGGCCGCTTTGGCCAATTCGAGCGGATCACGATCGAACTTGACGCGATACGTGGTGCCATCAATATTTATTGTTTGCATAATGTTAACCCTCCATTAGATAGTGCAGCAACCACAGCACGGCGCGTCGATACACCGGCCGCGGGCATTTTGATAATAGGTTTTCGGGCCGCGCTCGCTGAATAGTGTTATCGCGTCGACTTTAGTTACGCGCCGATCCAGTAGCACGGCGCGGCCCTTAGACCATTGGATTATGTCGCCTGGCAATATGCGCGCGCCAGTTGACGCGCATAAGCCTGGATAACGTGCTGTTATCGTTTTCATATTAGGCCTTTTCAAAATCAAAATAAGTATTCATTCGGCACCGTTCGCAGCAAACAAAGTATTTGCCACGGCCGACCGCGTTTTTAGTTTCGAAATAATACGGGTCAAAAAAATCCTGATAACAGTTAAAACACGACAGTACAATTTGCGCGGCTAATTCGGATTTTTTAACGGCGGGAAAGTTATCAATTTTCATGTTAGGCCGCCTTTTTCAAAAAGAAAACCTTTTCCGCCTTTTTGGCGCCAGAACCGTGAGCCAAAAACCCGACAATTGTCGGCCGATCGGCGCGCGCGCAGAGCTGACAATCTGCGCAGCTCACGTCGTCGCGCAGCTGCGCAGGGCATGTAATGACGACGCGGCCGGCCGGCGTATGGTTTTTAGCGCCAGCGTCGGCCGGTAGAATTGTGACGACAGGGCCGGCGCCGGTATCGGCCAACGCGTCGGCGTGCGATAAATCATTGGCCGACAGATTGATAGTAAAGCCGGCCGCGTTGGCCGCTTTAATTTGCGCGAGGTTGTCGACTGTCGCCGGCTTGTGAGTGTATGTAAAGCCGCGCCGACCCGCATTGGCCGCCACAAGCATTTCGAGCGCGAGCGGATTAATAGAATTGTCCAGGCCTGGTAAATCGCCGGCTTGATTGTGGCGCCACAATTGGCCGGCCGGTAAATTCGCGATCGCGTCGCAAAATTCATCCCAAGACATGCCGCGATCGCCGGCCGTGACAGCGCGCCAATGCAACGCGAGCGGCCCGCCGTCGGCGTAACAGCCGCCAGATTTCAGCGGGCATGCCGACGGGCAGGAAGCGGCCGACGTCGTCGATACCGGTATCGGGCCGGTTTTTGCGTTGGCTGATTTTAGCGTTAAGTGTACGGTTTTCATTGTTTTAGCTCCCGAATTGTTTTATTAAATTGCCAAGCAAAAGAAAAGAAAAGCGAATAACGCGCCGAATCCGATCAGCGCGCCGATAATTTCCAAGATTGAAGGGTTTTCCATTGTTTTAGCTCCAATTAGATAAATGACAAACCGGTAATGCGGAAGCAATTACCGGAAGCGGTTTCGACGTCGATAGTCCCAAATTTGTGCACGGCTAATACAGTGACAGTCTGCAGTTTGCTGTAAATAGCAATTTGGATCTTTTGGCCAACGATAGGTTTTTGCATTGTTTTTGCTCCCAGGTTTGCGGCCCGCTTGCGCGGGTCTGATTCGGTTTAAATGTAATTCCAAGGCTTGGCGCCGACGGATTTCGCGAATTGTTTTGCGTCGCGTTTTTGAGCGAAAGTCATTTCAGTAATGATGTTTTCCAGTAGCGGCTTAACTCCACGGACAATTGCAATTTTCCAGCCGTCGCGGGTTTTAGTGAGGTGCGCTGTCGTCATTTTTTGCCCCTTTGCTTAAAAAATAGTCAGTTAACTTGTAAATCATTGTGCTGCAGATATCTTTATACGCGAAAAAATAAAAAGTGTAAAGGATTATTTTACATTAGTTTGCGCGGTCAATTTGTAACCGATGTTAGTCAATTTGTAGCCGTGAAAAAGCGGCAAATGACTAACGCGGAACACTAGACTAGATGCGGCTTTTTGCTTTTTGTTAGTCATGTAGTCATGTTTTTAGATTGAACCTAAGTAACTTTATTTTTGATATCTATATGGCAACAATGCCAGGCCATGACGTGCGCATCTCTGCACGCGCGCCAATTTAATTTCCATGACTACATGACTAACATGACTAACATAGCTTTTTGACAACAAAAAAGTTATCCACAGATTTGTGTACAAAAAGGTAACAGAAAAAGGGCCCTCGGCCCTCGCTTCGTGTTAGTTGGCTATATGGCTAACAGATGTTAGTTAGTACTCACTAACTGGCGCAAAAAAAAGTGAGTGCTCACTAACTTGCCAGGCTAACAACTGTCAGTAAGTGCTCACTAACATGTTAGTTAGTGCTCACTAACCTGGGAGATTGAAGTGAGTGCTCACTAACTTTTGGGTGGGGGGTGGGGGCCCGCGCCTGGCCGGTCACGTCCACGGAGGTGTTGCACAAAATTTTTTATTTTTTTAAAAAAATCCGTTACCATCAAGCCATGTTCAAATCCATCCCGTTCACCCCACGCAAAGTGGAGGCGACAGAAGCGCGTCTCCAGGCGATCTATGACGCCGCTGCTTTGGGTCTGAAGGGTGACTCGCTGGCGTTAGCCGCTGGATTGCTGCCCACCGAATACAGACAGCTGTGCGAGTTGGATCCGGTGGCTGCGATGGCAGAACAGAAGGGCCGCGCTGACTCCGAGATGGAGGCGTCCATGCACCTGCGCGAAGCTGCCCGTGCTGGCGACAGCAAGGCGGCGCTGGCTATACTGCAGCACAGCCACGGCTGGACAGCCCGCCAAGAGATTAGTGTCGACATCACGAACCGGATCAGCATCACGCAGGCGCTGCAACAGGCGCAGGAACGTGTGATCGACGGTCTGATCACCGAACAGCAACCGCACACGTTACCCACCAAACTGACGCATGGCACAACAGCCGATCTATGACGCCGAGGGCGAACAGCTACTGATGGCGCGCCTATGGGCGCCACAGATAGCCGACGACCCCGAGGCGTTCGTGCTGTTCGCCTTCCCGTGGGGGCAAGCCAACACACCGCTGGCCAAGTTCAAAGGCCCGCGCACCTGGCAGCGCAAGATATTGCGACGCATCGCCACGCACATCAAGACCAACAAGGGTCAAGTCGACATGGACGCCCTGCGAACTGCGGTCGCGTCTGGCCGGGGTATCGGCAAGTCAGCCTTGGTGTCATGGCTAGTGTTGTGGATGCTGACCACCCGCATTGGGTCTAGTGTGATCGTGTCAGCCAACAGTGAAGCGCAGCTCCGCTCAGTCACTTGGGGTGAGTTGACTAAGTGGCAAGCGATGGTGATCAACAACCACTGGTGGGAGATCAGCGCAACCAAGCTGACGCCTGCCAAGTGGCTGACGGAACTGGTCGAGCGCGATTTGAAGAAGGGTACGCGCTACTGGGCGGCTGAGGGCAAGCTGTGGTCGGAAGAAAATCCCGACAGCTACGCGGGTGTGCACAACCACGACGGCATGATGCTGATCTTCGATGAGGCCTCGGGCATACCGGACGCCATCTGGTCGGTCGGTGCGGGCTTCTTCACGGAACCGATCCTAGACCGGTATTGGTTTGCGTTCTCGAACCCGCGGCGTAATCAGGGCTACTTCTACGAGTGTTTCCACGCCAAGCGCAACTTCTGGCAGACGGAAAACATCGACTCACGGACAGTCGAAGATACGGACAAGCAGATATATGAGCAGATCATTGCGGAGTATGGCGAAGATTCGCCGCAGGCTCGGGTTGAAGTCTACGGTGAATTTCCATCGGCTGGCGAAGATCAGTTTATTGGTGCGAGTGCTATCGACGACGCCGCCGGTCGGCCACGCTACAAGGACGAAACGGCGCCAATTGTTATCGGCGTTGACCCAGCTCGCGGCGGCGCGGATGCCACCGTCATCGTCGTCCGGCAAGGACGCGACCTGGTAGCGATCAAACGCTACCACGGCGAGGACACGATGACGACCGTCGGACGGGTGATCGACGCCATCGAGGAGTACCGGCCAGCACTGACAATCATCGACGAAGGTGGTCTTGGCTACGGCATACTTGACAGGTTAAAAGAACAGCGATACAAGGTGCGGGGAGTGAACTTCGGTTGGAAGTCAAGCAAGCCGGTCATGTGGGGTAACAAGCGCGCCGAGATGTGGGGCGCGATGAAGGAGTGGCTGAAAACAGCCAGCATCCCGAATGATCGGCAGTTGAAAGCGGACTTGACCGGCCCGATGAAAAAGCCCGACTCGTCGGGTACGATCTATTTGGAAGGCAAGAAAGAGATGAAGTCACGCGGCCTCGCCTCGCCGGATGCAGCAGACGCCCTCGCGGTGACGTTCGCGTTCCCGGTGGCCAGCCGCGAGTCGGGCTACGAGCGTGCGGCACGCCGCAGTGACGGCTACACGCAGCGCCCCGTAGCCGCGACCGGCTGGATGGGAGCGTGACATGCCGGGCAACGCGACAGGATATGCAGAAGGTGTGTACGGCGTAGGAATGCGCGAGCCGTACGAGTCAGAACTCGAGTATTTCAAAGCAAACCCGCACGTAGCGGGCATGGCGGCAGAGGATGACAAGATTATTCTGAACCCGTACAGCACGTTAAAACCGCAAGAAAAAGAGTCCGTCAAGCTAAACGAAGCTGCGCGCGTACACATGCGGCGGGGTTTGATGGAGGCGCCGCGATATGCACTAACGCCGGAGCAAGAAAAGGCGTTTGCTAAGTACGGCACCGGCAATATTGACGATATACGGCAAACTTTGGCCGCTCGTATTCTGTCGGGCGACCCATCGGCGCTAACGCCGACGCCAGAACAGCAAGATTACGTAAAACGCTTACGCCAATTTATGGGGGTACGCTAGAATGGCTAAGAAAGGCGTGTCGCTAAGCGTCGGACGGGGTGAAAAGCTGCCGGTCAGCAAGGGCGCGGGGCTGACCGCCAAGGGGCGTGAGAAGTACAACCGCGAGACGGGGTCGAATCTGAAAGCCCCGGCACCGAGTCCGAAGACGAAGGCGGATGAAGGCAGAAAGAAGTCGTTCTGCGCCCGCATGGGTGCCGTAGCGGCGAAGGCGAAGGATGGCGAACGTGCCAAAGCGTCATTGAAAAGGTGGAAATGCTGATGAAAAAGCCAGGCGACCCAGGACTCTACGCAAACATTCACGCTAAACGCGAGCGCATCAAGGCCGGAAGCGGCGAAAAAATGCGTAAACCGGGCGCTGCTGGCGCACCGACGGCTAAAGCGTTCAAGCAATCGGCCAAAACGGCGAAGAAGGGGAAGTAACATGCCGCTGATGAAGTCAAAATCGGAAAAAGCCTTCAAACAGAACATCCGTACCGAGGTCAAAAGCGGCAAGCCGGTCAAACAGGCAGTCGCAATCGCGTACGCAACCAAGCGGGCAGCGGCAAAACCCGCCAAAAAGATGAAATAAATGGACTACACCGGCATAAATAAGGCAGCAAAAGTCGCTGATATTGGCGGAAACCCTCCGTCAGACGACATGAAGAAAGACACACAGGATGTGTTGTCGACCATGCGCAAACGGCTAACTATGGCCATTTCTGCGCTGTCTGAGAGCCGGGAAGACGAACTAGACGACCTGCGCTTCTATGCAGGTTCACCTGATAACCACTGGCAGTGGCCAGCGGACGTGTTGGCAACGCGTGGTGCCGTGCAAGGGCAGACCATCAACGCCCGCCCGACGCTGACGATCAACAAGCTGCCCCAGCACGTACGGCAGGTCACCAATGACCAAAGACAAAACCGTCCGAGCGGCAAAGTTATACCCGCTGACGACCGCGCTGACCCTGAAGTTGCCGAAATCTACAACGGCATGGTCAGGCACATCGAGTACATCTCGGACGCCGACGTTGCTTACGACACCGCCTGCGAGAACCAGGTCAGCTACGGCGAAGGGTACATCCGCATCCTGACGGAATACTGCGACGACGACACGTTTGATCAAGACATCAAGATCGCACGCATCCGCAATAGCTTCTCAGTCTACATGGATCCAACCATTCAAGACCCGTGCGGTGCGGATGCCAAGTGGTGCTTCATTACTGAAGATTTGCAGCGTTCCGACTACGAGCGCATGTTCCCAGACGCCAGCCCGCTCTCGACGCTACAGGCGCAAGGCGTGGGCGACCAGTCGATCTCGGTCTGGATTAACCAGGACACCGTGAGGATTGCTGAGTATTACTACATCGAGTACGACAAGGCCACGCTGCACCTGTACCCCGGCAACATCACGGCGTTCGAGGGTTCGCCCGAGGCCAAGCAGATGAAACAGATGGGCATCAAGCCTATCCGCACCCGCGAAGTGAATGCCAAGCGGGTTAAGTGGTGCAAGACCAACGGCTACGAGATGCTCGAGTCGAACGACTGGGCAGGCCACTGGATTCCGGTGGTGCGTGTCATTGGTAACGAATTTGAAGTTGACGGTAAGCTGTACGTGTCGGGTTTGGTGCGTAACGCCAAGGATGCCCAGCGCATGTACAACTACTGGACAAGCCAAGAAGCCGAAATGCTGGCCTTGGCGCCCAAGGCACCGTTTATTGGGTATGGCGGCCAGTTTGAAGGCTATGAGATGCAGTGGAAGACGGCCAACACGCAGAACTGGCCGTATCTGGAGGTCAACCCCGACGTGACGGATGGTTCGGGTGCCGTGCTGCCGCTACCGCAGCGCGCCGCACCGCCGCTGCCGCAGACAGGGCTGATCCAAGCCAAGATGGGGGCGTCTGATGATATCAAGTCAACGACTGGCCAGTACGATACGAGCTTGGGCGCAACGTCTAACGAGCGATCCGGCAAAGCGATTATGGCGCGCGAGCGTCAGTCTGATACTGGCACTTATCATTACGTGGACAATTTGGCGCGGGCTATTAGGCACGTTACCCGTCAAATTGTTGGCCTGATCCCGAAGATTTACGACACCCAGCGTATTGCCCGCATTATCGGTGTTGATGGTGACACCGAGATGGTCAAGCTCGACCCGATGCAGCAAGAAGCGGTCAAAGAGATTCGTGACCAGAACGACATCGTTATCGATAAGATTTACAACCCTAGCGTCGGTAAGTACGACGTGGTGGTGACCACCGGCCCATCCTATCTGACCAAGCGTCAGGAAGCACTGGATGCAATGGGCATGATTCTGCAATCCAACCCGCAGCTCTGGAGCGTGGCGGGCGATCTGTTCATCAAGAACATGGACTGGCCTGGCGCGCAGGAGATGGCAGCACGCTTTGCCAAGATCATCGATCCGAAGATTTTGGAAGGCAGCGACGAGTCGCCTGAGATGCAGATGGCCAAGCAGCAGATGGAAGCGATGGGCCAAGAGCTGCAGCAAATGCAACAAATGCTGCAGAATGTTGGCAAGTCGGTCGAGGTGCAGGATATGGAGCGCAAGAACTTCGAAGCCGAGATCAAGGCGTACCAAGCCGAAACACAGCGTCTGTCGGCTGTTGGCGCCGCTATGTCACCCGATCAGGTGCAAGACGTCGTCATGCAGACCCTGCGCGACATTATGAGCACCGGCGACTTGGCGATGAGCGAGGGTGGGCTAGAGCTGCCGGGCGAAATGCCCATGATGGGTGAGGAAATGGGCATGATGCCCCCTGACATGCAACAAATGCCGCCGGAAATGGGCATGATGCCCCCAGAATCGGCTGAAATGCCACCTGAAATGCTGAATATGCCGCCTGAGGAACCACGACTATGAGCTGCGCAAACTTTGTAGGCATCTTGTTTTTGGGCCGCGATGTGGCTCATTCGGTGCATCTGAACACCCGTAGCTACGCCAAACACGTTGCGCTGAACACGTTTTACGACGAGATTGTTGATCTGGCGGACAAGTTTGCGGAAGCCTACCAAGGCCGTCACGGGCTAATCGGCGCTATTTCGCTGCAGTCGACCAAGAAGCCAGGCAACATTGTGGAATTTTTGCAAGACCAGCTTGAAGAAATTGAAGAGATGCGGTACAAGGTGGTCGATAAGTCGGACAGCCCGCTGCAAAACATCATCGATGAAATTGTTGGGCTGTACCTGTCCACGCTGTACAAACTAAGGTTCTTGGCATGACCGCACCGGTTTCTCAGACAAAATTTGGTAAGAACGAGCCGTTTGAGCTACAAGTCTCACGCAGCGAGATTCCTAACCACCGTAATGTCACCGTGTTTGGTTACAACGCGGATGTTGACACGACTGAAGTAACCGTCTGGCCGCTGCCGTCCATTATTGCGCACCCAAACGCTGCGTTGCAGATGAAGGTAAGTTCGACCAACGCTAACGACACTTCAGCAGGCACTGGCGCGAGAACGATCGTCATTCAAGGGCTTGACGCCAACTACGCCGAGATAACGGACACGGTGACGCTAAACGGGTTAACCGAAGTGTTGACGTCGAAGTCGTTTTTGCGGGTCAATTACGCTTATGTAGCGACCGCAGGCAGCACAGAGTCAGCCGCAGGTGACATCTATATTGGCACCGGCACGGTGACTTCTGGTGTACCGGCAACCGTCTACAACATTATCAAGTACGACTTTAATAACACCGTTACCGGCCACTACACGATTCCGGCAGGCTACACCGGCTATCTGTCGCAAGGGCTGTTTTCTGCGGGCCAAGTTACCGGCTCAACCCAAGTTCGCGGGCGGCTGTTAACTGCAGGCACCGACGGTATTCGTCGCACCGCAGCGGTCACCACGGTCAACAACGGTGTAGCAGACTATGTGTTTGAGTACCCGTTGCGGATAGAAGAGAAAACCGATATTGAAGCTACCGGTGTAGGCAGCGCGGCTAACAATGGCGTTTCTTGCATGTTCATTATTCTTTTGGTTAAAAACACCACAAACTAATCATGGCAAATTACACCTACATCACCGCCTCTGCCAACATCAAGCCGATGGCCGGTAAGCTAAAAGGCATATTCGTTAGCGCCGCATCGAGCACGCCGACCATCACGGTCTACGACTCGGCAGCCGCGACAACCACCAAAACTATTCTGGGCGTGTTTACCCCCGCCGCCGCGACATCGTATATGTTGCCGCTTGACGGGGCGTACGCCCGAGACGGAATTTATGTGGCGATTGGCGGAACAGTTGCTGCAACAGTAATTTGGGAGTAAATTCTCCCCAAACCGAACTAACGCGGTACGTTAGGGATTCTTTAGGAATCGACAATGTCAGACGAGTTTCAAAACCAGTTAGCGGATTCACCCGCGCCAGACCAGGCACCGACGGCAGAGCCTGTAGCTGAAGAAACACTAGCGCCGGAGAATGACCAGCCAAACGAGCAGCAGACCAAGACCTTCACACAAGAAGAATTGGATGCCATCGTAGGCAAAAGGCTTGCAAGAGAGCAAAGGAAGTGGGAACGCGAGCAGAGTCGCAAAGCGCAAACAGCGCCTGCACCTGCAGAGTTACCGCCGCCAGAACAGTTTGATTCAGTTGATGCGTATGCCGATGCACTAGCAACGCGCAAAGCTGAAGAGCTACTGGCCAAGCGTGAACTCGAACGGCAGAAAATGGATCTGCTTGAGGCGTATCACGATAGGGAAGAAGAGGCTCGAGGTAAGTACGACGACTTTGAACAAGTCGCCTACAACCCAAAGCTGCCAATCTCTAACGCGATGGCTGAGACGATTCAAGCATCGGATATTGGCCCTGATATTGCGTATTACTTGGGCTCAAACCCGAAAGAAGCCGCGCGAATTGCCTCACTGAATTCGCCCATCTTACAGGCTAAAGAAATTGGCCGAATTGAAGCAAAGATTGCTTCTGAGCCGGTTTTGAAGAAAACGACAAGCGCCCCACCGCCGATAGCACCTATATCGGGCAGAGGTTCTGGATCGCCGTCTTACGACACAACTGACCCACGCTCAATCAAAAACATGAGCACGTCGGAGTGGATTGAGGCGGAGCGCCAGCGCCAAATGAAAAAGTGGGAAGCTCAACGTAATCGCTAACTTTTTTAGGATATAAATCATGGCAAACTCGATTCTTACCATCGACATGATCACCCGCAAGGCTCTCGAAATCCTCGAGAACAACCTGGTGCTCACTCGTAACGTCAATCGTCAGTACGACGATTCTTTCGCCGTTGAAGGCGCAAAAATTGGTTCCACACTGCGTATCCGTTTACCAGATCGCGCGTTGGTAACCGACGGTGCCGCTCTGCAAGTGCAGGACGACAACGAACAGTTCACCACCCTGACTGTTGCTTCGCAGAAGCACATCGGCGTGAACTTCACCTCCGCTGAACTCACCATGCAGTTGGATGACTTTGCAGAGCGTGTATTGAAACCTCGTATTTCGCAGCTGGCTTCCAGCATCGATGCAGACGTTGCTAACGCATACAAAAATGTGTTCAACTCGGTCGGCACCCCAGGCACCACCCCATCGACTTCGCTCGTTCTGTTGCAAGCTCAGCAGAAGCTGAACGAAAACGCTGCTGTGATGGCGCCACGCTATGCAACCGTTAACCCAGCTGCTAACGCTGGTCTGGTTGAAGGCATGAAAGGTCTGTTCAACCCAACCGACACCATCAGCCGCCAGTTCAAGAACGGCATGATGGGCATGGGTGTGCTGGGCTTCGACGAAGTCAACATGTCTCAGTCGATCAAGCAGCATACCAACGGTGACTGGGGTACTTCGATCACCGTGACTTCAACTGTCACGACCGAAGGTCAGTCCACTCTGCCAATCAGCTTTACTGGCTCGAGCAAGACTTGGAACGTCGGCGACGTGTTCACCATCGCTGGTGTTAACGCTGTCAACCCACAAACTCGCGAGTCCACCGGTTCGTTGCAACAGTTCACCGTAACTGCAGCTGCTACCGGTTCATCAACCGCAACGCTGTCGATCTCACCTGCACTGTACTCGGCAAGCCAAGCACTGGCTACCGTGTCGTCGCTGCCAGCATCGGGTGCGGTTGTCACCATGTTGGGTTCGGCTGCTACTGCCTATCCGCAGAACTTGGTCTACCACAAGGACGCGATCACTTTTGCAACCGCCGACTTGTTGATGCCACAAGGCGTGGACATGGCTTCTCGCCAAGTTCACAACGGTATTTCGATGCGTGTTGTTCGTCAGTACGACATCAACAACGACCGTCTGCCTTGCCGTATCGACGTTCTGTACGGTTTCAGCACAATCCGTCCACAAATGGCTTGCCGCCTCTGGGGCTAAGCACTGGTGGGGGCTTCGGCCCCCATTGACGACTCTATTTGAAAGGAATTCATCATGGCTCTTCCTAACGGCGCAGGCGGCTATCAGATTGGTGATGGCAACCTCAACGAAACCAATTTTCAAGTTATTCCGGTGCCAGCAACGGCTACTGCAACCGCAACGCTGACCGCAGCGCAAGTGCTTAACGGCATTCTGCTCGGCAGCCCAGGTGCATCGGCTGCCAGCTACACGCTGCCAACCGTAGCTGATCTGGAAGCTGCACTACCTAACTCCGACAAGCCAGGCGTTTCGTTTGACTTCTCGGTAGTTAACGTTGACGGCTCCAGCTCAGGTGTGATCACACTGGTAACCAACACTGGTTGGACACTGGTTGGTCTGATGACCGTTGTTGCAACTGCTGGCACGGCGCAAATCTTCCGTGCTCGCAAGAGCGGCGTTGGTACTTGGACTCTGTACCGCATCGGCTAAAAACCTCGGGGGCTTCGGCCCCCGTTATTTAAAGGATAGATCATGCCTAACACTAAAGCTGTTGGTGTTGCGTACTCAGATCCAGAGTTTGAAAGCGTATCGGTTACCGGTGCAATTACTGCCCCGACCATTACGTCTACTGCTACCACAAGTGCAGTCGTCGCTAATGCAACCGCTGGCTTGTATTTTCTGACTACCGCAATTACCGCTAACTCCACCACTACTTCCGCACCTAAAGGTTCAATCGGCACCACCAGCAACGCAACAGGCGCTGGCAAGCTGTTTGTGTCTGACGGCACGAAGTGGCAATTTGCTGTTGTTGCTTAAAAAATAGGGGCTTCGGCCCCTATACACCCTATGACAATTTATCTCCGACACCCGGTTCACGGATCCAAAGTAGCCACAATGGCGCTAGAGGCCGATTTTGATGAACAAAACGGATGGGAGCGGTATAATCCCGACACGCCTTCGGCTCTCGAAGAAGCGGCGCCAGTCAACGAGCTGGAACCCAAACGTCGTCGTAGCCGCCCACCTGTAGAGGTAGCAGCGGCAGAATAAGGAGCTTGAATGGCAACCGCCTTCGACCAGATTAAAGCGGCCCTCCGGCTTATCGGCCAGCTGGCTGAAGGTGAAGAGCCTTCCCCGCAAGCAGCGCAGGATGCGCTGACTGCCATGAATCAGATGATTGATTCGTGGAATACCGAGCGTTTGGCCGTCTTCTGTACGGAAGATCAGGTGTTTAACTGGCCAACCGACACGATTACCCGCACGTTAGGGCCGACCGGCGACTTTGTCGGCAATCGTCCGATTCTGATTGACGATGCGACGTATTTCCGTGACCCGCAGACCAACGTTTCGTACGGCATCAAGCTGATCAATCAGCAGCAGTACGATGGCATTGCGGTCAAGACCGTGACCAGCACGTATCCGCAGGTCATGTTCGTCAACAATACGTTCCCCAACATCACCATGACCATCTATCCAAAGCCCACACGGCTTTTGGAATGGCATTTTGTGTCGGTGCAGCAGCTGGATAAGCCAGCTACGCTCAACACCGTATTGTCCTTCCCGCCGGGCTACCTGCGGGCGTTCAAGTACAACTTGGCGATGGAGATTGCCAACGAGTTTGGTGTTGAGCCCATGCCGCAGGTAACGCGGATCGCAATGACATCTAAGCGGAATCTGAAGCGCATCAACAACCCAGATGACGTGATGTCGATGCCTTATGCAATCGTGGCTAACCGGCAACGTTACAACATCTACGCAGGTAACTTCTAAGCCGTGAAGACGCCTATCCTTGGTCAATCGTACGTCGCGCGCAGCTTGAACGCTGCGGCGGCGCGTATGGTCAACCTGTACCCAGAAATCACACCGTCGCCAGAAGGCAACGAGCCAGCGTACCTGAACCGCGCGCCAGGCTTGCGCCGATTGGCCACCGTCGGTACTGGCCCAATCCGTGGCCTGTGGTCGTACGGCGGCTATGGTTACGTGGTGTCGGGCTCTCGGCTGTATCGGGTTGACACCAACTGGACGGTCACCCAGATCGGCGGCGTGTCGGGCACTGGGCCTGTGTCGATGGTCGACAACGGCACGCAGCTCTTCATCGCGGCAAACCCTGAAGGGTTTATCTACGACGCGTCGACCGAAGAGTACGCCGAGATCACGGACGTAGACTTTCCCGGCGCGGTAACAGTCGGCTATTTGGATGGCTACTTTATCTTCCAAGAGCCTAACTCCCAGAAGTTTTGGGTGTCTGAGCTGCTGGATGGCACGCAGCTTGACCCGCTGAGCTTTGCCAGCGCCGAAGGTATGCCGGACAACTTGGTGTCGCTGTTTGTCGACCACCGCGAGGTCTGGCTGTTTGGCACCCAGTCGGTTGAGGTCTGGTACAACGCAGGCACCTCGCCCTTCCCGTTGGCTCGCATCCAAGGTGCTGTCAACGAGCTGGGCTGCGCAGCTACTTACTCGGTTGCCAAGATGGACAACTCGCTGTTCTGGCTTGGGGCAGATGCCCGTGGCCAAGGCGTGGTGTTCCGTGCCCAAGGCTATACCGGCCAGCGTGTTTCGACCCATGCGGTCGAATTCGCTATCCAGAGCTACGGCTCCATCTCGGACGCTATTGGTTTTACTTATCAGCAAGACGGCCATGCCTTCTACGTGCTGAGCTTTCCAAGCGCCCAACGCACTTGGGTGTTTGATGTAGCCACCGGCGCATGGCATGAGCGTGCAGGCTTTGCTAACGGTGACTTTATTCGCCACCGTGCCAACTGCCAGATGTTCTACAACAACGAGGTCGTCGTTGGTGACTTCCAGAACGGCAAGATTTACGCGTACGACTTGGACGTGTTTGCTGACGACAACCTGCCACAGAAGTGGTTGCGGTCGTGGCGGGCACTGCCTACCGGCCAGAACAACTTAAAGCGTACCGCTCAGCACACGCTGCAGCTTGAGTGCGAGACAGGTGTCGGTCTGATCACCGGCCAAGGCAACGACCCGCAGGTCATCATGCGCTGGTCGGATGACGGTGGCCACACCTGGTCAAACGAGCATTGGACGGGCATGGGCAAAATCGGCAACTACGGCTACCGTGCCTTCTGGCGGCGGCTGGGCATGACTGAAAAGCTGCGCGACCGTGTCTACGAGGTGTCCGGCACCGACCCCGTCAAGATCGCCATCATGGGTGCCGAGTTAGTGTTGACCGGCACCAATGCCTAACGCCGATAACGAACCGCAGATACCCAAGAACCAGTCGCCGATTACCGACGACCGGACGGGGATGGTGTCGCGTGACTGGTATCGGTTCTTCCTAAACCTGCTGAACAAAGCCAACTCCGGTGGTGGTGGCGGGTCAGGTACGGTCACGTCGGTCAATGTCTCCGGCGGCACGACAGGTCTGACGACTTCAGGCGGCCCTGTCACAACATCAGGCACCATCACGCTGGCAGGCACGCTGGATGTCGATAATGGCGGCACGGGCCAGACTACGGCAGCAGCCGCCATTACCGCGCTAACAGGCACGCAGACGTCAGGCTACTACCTGCGCTCAAACGGCACTAACGCGGCTTTGAGCGCCATTCAGGTTGCCGACGTGCCAACGCTTAACCAAAACACAACCGGCCAAGCAGGCAGTGTAGCCAATGCGTTGACTTCTGGCACCGGCATCTCGTACAGCGTCGGCACAACCTATGACGGCTCGGTGGCGGTCACGATTGATAATTCGGCGCCAGATCAGGTGGTGTCGCTGACCGGCGGCACAGGCATCAGCACCTCGGGCACGTACCCCAGCTTTACCATTACAAATACGGCGCCTGATCAAGTGGTGTCACTTACTGGTGGCACAGGTATTAGCACGTCAGGCATTTACCCCAGCTTTACCGTAACTAATACCGCACCAGACCAAGTCGTTTCCATAGCGGCTGGCACGGGTATGAGCGTGACAGGCACATACCCCAGCTTTACCGTCACCAACACCGCACCCGACCAGATCGTATCGCTGACAGGCGCAGGTACGACCAGCGTCACCGGCACGTACCCAAACTTCACCATCACCTCCAACGATCAGTACGTGGGCACGGTCACCAGCGTCTCCGGCACCGGCACGGTCAACGGCATCAGCCTGTCGGGCACGGTGACGTCCAGCGGCAGCCTGACACTCGGTGGCACGCTGACTGGGGTTGACCTGACTACCCAAGTGACGGGTACGCTGCCGATTGCTAACGGCGGTACAGGCCAGACAACTGCCAGCGCAGCGTTTAATGCCTTGTCGCCAGTCACCAGCACGGGCGATCTGATCATTGGCAACGGGGCCAACAGCTCGACCCGCCTGCCGATTGGGGCGAACAACTACGTTCTGACCTCGAATGGCACGACGGCTGTCTGGGCGTTGGCTACCGGTTCGGGCGCGACGATTACGAACGACACCACAACCGCAACAAATGTCTACCCGACCTTTGCGGCAGCCACCTCCGGCGCGCTGTCGACCATCTACACCAGCAATGCAAAATTACTATACAAACCCAGCACGGGTGAATTAACATCTGAGCATTTCATAGCGGGCAACGGCATATTTGTCAATAATCTAACGATTGATGTCAGCTATACCATTGCAGCAGGTACGTCGGGCATGTCAGCTGGGCCGGTTACGGTGGCGAGCGGCACGACGGTGACAGTAGCCAGCGGCTCACGATGGGTGGTGATGTGATCAATCATTATTTTAGTTCCGGCGTGTACGCCAAAGAAACCCGCATTCCTGCTGGGGAAGTGCTGGTTCAACATGCGCACAAGTACGACCACATATCTATATTGGCGGAAGGCAAAGTTGAAATTTTGGTCGACGGCAAAAAAGACGTTATGTACGCGCCAGCGCTTTTAACCATAGAAGCGAATAAGCATCATGGTGTAAAAGCATTGACGGATGTAGTCTGGTACTGCATTCACGCAACAAGTTGTGCGGATGAAGATGAAATTGATGAGGTTTTGATTGCGCCGAGCGACATGGCGGCTGCGCAAGCAATAGCAAGCACATTGCAAAAGGAGTTTTAATATGCCTTGGATTATTGGTGGGGCGATGCTGGGAAGCGCAATTATTGGTGGCTCAGCAAGCAACAAAGCTTCTAAAGCGCAAGCTGCGGCTACGCGCGAAAGCACAGCCGCGCAAGAGCGTATGTTTAACCGGCAGGTTGAGCTGCAAGAGCCGTTTCGCCAAGTAGGCGTCAACGCGCTACCCGAACTGGTTGCTGCTTCTCGTTACGAGCCCTTCACGATGGAGAAATTTCAGCGTGACCCCGGCTACGGATTTCGGTTAAAAGAAGGCCTACGCGTCCTAGAAAACAGCGCATTAGCAAGAGGTATGGGTCAGTCCGGCGCTACTTTACGGGGTACTACGCGTTTTGGCCAAGAGCTTGCATCGGATGAATTCACCAACGCATTTAACCGCTATCAAGCTGAACGTAACGCACGTCTTAACCCGTTGCAAAGTTTGGCAGGCATGGGTCAAACAACCTCGCAAAATATTGCTAATCAAGCCGGTCAATTAGGGCAAGCACAAGCGGCAAACGCTGTTGCGATGGGCAACATCCGCGCGTCGGGCTACGTGAACACTGCAAACGCGTTGACTAACGCGCTAGGCCAAGGCGTGAACTACTACCAGAATCAGCAGATGATGGATCGGTTCTTTCCGAAGCAACAGAATTACGGCGCGCCCGACCCCCGCTTAATGCAAATTGGCAGCTCTACTAGCGATTACTCTAAATACTAGAAAGACACGGGTTAGTTATGGCGACTATTGATTACACCATCCCAGGGCAGCTCAAAGGCATTCAGATTGAACCGCCGATGAACGCTATGGCGCGCGCTATGGAGCTGCGCGGGTTGCAGGAAGCATCGAATTTGAATGCCTTGCGGATGCAAGAACAAGAAATGAAGATGGGTGAAGCGCAGCGTTTAAATCAGCAACGCAACGCGTTAGCGCGCATTCATGCCGACCCCAACGTAAAAGTTGGTTCGCCTGAGTATTTAACCCGAGTCCAACAAGAAGCGCCTGACTTATATGAGCCTGTGGCAGCGCGTGCTTTGCAACGCGCAGATTTAGAAGAAAAAATTGAAGGGCGTAAGGCTCAAAATTTTGACCGTAAATTTAAGTTATACCAGACCGTCGTACCTAATATTAATTCGGAAGACGGCGTCTACCAGTACGTGCAAGCCGCGTATAACGACCCTGATTTGAAACCAATCTTAGAAAAAATTCAGCCGCTTGAGGCTGCGTTAGAGAGCAATCTCAGCGCATTTCTACAAAATCCTGATGACTGGCGTTTGCGTTCTAGTGGCGTGCCTGCCGACAAATTAGTCGAGCTTGCATTGCAGAAATCGAGAGCGCAACGTGAAGAAGCGCGCCTTGATTTGGAAGACCAGCGCGTACGTGAGACGCAGCGTCATCAACAGGAGATGGAGCGGATTAGTTCGCTTGGCGCTAACCGTCAAACTGAGCAATTGGCCGAAACTCGTCGCCACAATCAAGCAATGGAAGGGCTTGACGCTCGCCGCGTTAGTATTACCGCTGCAGCTGAACAGCGTAAAGCTGAGCAGGGCGATTCGCCGTTGTCACAAAAAGATAAACAGAAACGCGAAGCAGCATACCCGCAATCAAACGCAGCAATTAAAGGTATTGAAGCCAAGTCAGAGTCGTTTATTAACGATCTAAAAGCCTTGCGTGATCATCCAGGCTTGTCGCAGATTACCGGTCTTATTGCAGGCCGCGCGCCAGCAGTCACCAAGGAAGGCCGCGCAGCGCAGGCGCTGTACGACAAGATTTTGGCTAAAGGCGGCTTTGAGATGCTGCAGCAGATGCGTGAAGCCTCTAAGACAGGTGGCGCGTTGGGTAACGTCTCGAACCAAGAAGGTAAACAGTTGCAAGCATCGTTTGCGGCAATTGATCGTCGTCAAGATGCAGCAGACGTTAAGAAAGCATTGGAAACAGCGATTAGCGACGTTGAAGGCGCAAGAACGCGTAGCCGCGAAGCGTTTAGTGAGACGTATTCATACCGTGAGCAGCCGTCCGCTGCACCAGCGCCAGCAGCACCTAAACCGCCTGCAGTAGGTACAGTGCAAGAAGGCTATCGGTTTAAAGGTGGCAACCCCGCCGATCAGAAAAACTGGGAAAAGGTGAAATAAATGGCAGCCCCTTGGGAACAGTATCAGGCACCTGCTGCTGCGCCAGCGGGGCCGTGGAGTCAATATCAAGAACCGGCGCAATTACCTCCGGTAACAGTAACACCTGACAAAATGACGGTCAGTGAAGTGCCTGGGCCGCGCAAATATTCTTTGATGGAAGTGCCGGGCGCGGCAATCTCCAATATCCCTAGCAGCTTTGCGCAACAGGCGGCAGGGCTGGCTTCGGCGGTGTATAGCCCCATCGACACAACGCGCGATCTGTTGCGCTTAATTGGTGGCGCTGGCCTTAAAGCGCTGCCTGAGTCGGTGCAGAAAACCATCGTTAGCAACTCTTACGATCCGACCAGCGTGCAACAAGCCATCGATAGCGCAGGTGCTGTAGGCGACTTTTACAAGCAACGCTACGGCACCGCTGACGGTTTTAAGCGTGCGGTCGCTGAAGACCCGGTCGGCGTACTTGCCGACTTTTCTACGTTAGTGGGTGGTGCTGCAGGTCTTGCCGGAAAAGCAGGTATGGCTAAAACCGCTACGGGTCTAGGTGCAGTATCCGCTTACACCAATCCTTTGACCCCCGTGGTCAAAGCAGCTGCGGTGCCGGTTAAAGCCGCGGCAAAAGGCGTAGGCTATGTGCGTAATGTATTGGCGCCTAAAGAAGCCGCGCTGTTAGCCGCTGCTGAGGGCCAAGGGCAAGACATCGTCAACGCACTGCGCAATTACGATCAATACGTAGCGTCTGGTATGCCTACTGCTGGCGCAGCAGTTGCTGGTGAGTTGACCGCGCCGCGCTACGCAGCCTTGCAACAACAGGTGTCTCAGCTTAAACCCCGCGAATATATGGAACGCGAAGCCGCTAACGTGGCAGCCCGCGGCAAAGCGTTAGGCACAATAGCGCAAGATGAAACAGCAATAAAAGCTGCTGAAACCGCAAGAACCCAAGCAACAAAACCATTATACGGCGCGGCGGATAAGCAGATTATTAAAGCCGATGACACGCTAAACGATTTGCTTGACCGCCCGTCAATGGAGAAGGCAATGGCTCGCGCTAAAACGCTGGCTAAAGAACGTAATGAGACGTTCCAGATGGGCAAAAATGTGCCTGAACAAAAAGTAGGGTCGGCGATTGTTGATGTAGATGGCAAACCTTTAGACACCAAAACTATACCCGCCGAATACGCTAAGTTTAACGGAAAAAGTTTGCACTACCTAAAACTAGCGTTGGATGACTTAATTAAAGATCCAGTAACTTTTGGGCTGGGGTCTAACGAAGTTGCAGCTATCAGTAAAACTCGCGGTGAGTTTTTAAACTGGTTTGAAGGTAAATCAGCTAATTACGCTGCTGCGCGCGAAGCCTATCAACAAGCCAGTAAGCCAATTAACATTATGCAGGTTGGGCAATACCTAGAGGGCAAGCTAAAACCCGCGTTAGAAACTTCTATTGGCGAACGTGCGGGTGTATTTGCGGGCGCGGTTAAAGAAGCGCCGACTACAATTAAACGCGCTACTGGTCAAACTCGGTTTGAAAAACTAGGTGATATTCTAGAGCCTGACCAAGTTAAAGTCGTCGAAGGCATTCGCAAGGATTTGGCGCGTGAGGCCGAGTTTACCAAGCAAGCGCGTGAAGGCGGCAAGGCAGGCGAGGTGTTCCCAGCTACTGAAGCGGCGCGTCTGCCTAACTTGATGAGCCGGGTTGCGTCGGTCGCGAATACGATCATAACCAAGCTACAAGGCAAGATCGACAAGAAGCTCGCGTTAGAGTTGGCAACCGAGATGCTTGACCCTAAACTTGCTGCCGCTGCGATGGAAAAAGCGCTACAGCGTCAGGCCAAGGGTGAGAAACTTGCCGAGCCATTTAAGATAGTAGGCCGCGCGGCGTTTGAAGCTGGGCGCAGCCCGCTTACACTGGGCGGTGTACAGGTAACGAATGCGTTAGCTGCCGAAAGTCAGAACAATTTAGGGAAGTGATTACATGGCATCCTTGACCCCAACACCCAAGCAGCAATTCTTCGACGCTAACGGCGACCCGCTCGTCGCTGGTAAGGTCTACACCTACGCAGGCGGCACAACCACGCCGATTGCGACCTATACCAGCCAGACGGGTGCGACTGCTAACACCAACCCGATCATCCTTGACTCGCGCGGCATGGCCAACATCTGGCTGCAGCCGACCATCGCGTACAAGTTCGTCGTCACCGACAGCAACGACGTCCAGCAGTACACTACCGACAACATCCTAGTGCCTGTTGACAACCTGTCGTTCGGCTCGCCGCCAGCGATTGGCGACGTGGCACCGAACAGCGGTGCGTTTACCAGCCTGTCGGCCACGCTGAACGTCACCTTCTCCGGCACCGGCTACGTGCAGATGCCCGTGGGGGCAACGACTGACCGGCCTGCCTCACCATCGGAAGGCATGTTCCGCTACAACACCACGCTCGATCTGTTCGAGGGCTATGCCAACGGCGCTTGGGGTCAGGTGGGCGGTGCGGCGGGTGCAACCGGCGGCGGTAATGATGAGGTGTTCATTGAGAACGACCAGGTGGTTACGATCAGCTATACAATCCCCTCGACCAAGAATGCCATGACCACCGGCCCGATCACGCTGGGTGGTGGCTTCGTTGGCACCGGCAGTATTGCAGGCACGACGCTGACGATTGATAGCGTCACCTCGGGTGCCTTGGGTGTGGGTTCGGTGATCTTGGGTTCGGGTATTAGCGCCGACACGACGATCACGGTGTTGGGCACCGGCACCGGCGGCGAAGGTACGTACGAGGTGAATAACTCGCAGTCGGTGTCGCTGACCGCGATCACCGCGCCAGTCGTTGTCACCGTCTCTACCGGCTCTCGGTGGGTCGTTTTATAAAGGGTAAATCATGGCTTCTTTAGTTCTATCAGGCGATACATCCGGCTCGATTACGGTATCTGCACCAGCGGTAGCGGGTAGTACGACACAGACGCTGGTGAATGTCACAGGTACGTTAGCTCCTATTGTGCCGGGGACAGCCTTAACAGCAGTCACAAACTTTACGACTTCCGCTGACTTTACCAGCATACCGTCATGGGTACGTCGAATCACCATTATATTTTCCGGTGTAAGTTTAAGCGGAACGGATAATATGCTTATTCAAATTGGCGATTCTGGTGGGCTAGAAACGACAGGTTATTTAGGCGCAGGTGGATACGCGATTACTGGAGCTGCTACCGTAGCAGGAACTTTTACGGCTGGCTGGGGCATTGCTATGGGTTCTTCGGCAGGCGTGTTTCACGGCACAATGCAAATAGTTAATTTAACTGGTAACACTTGGATTTCTTCATCTTCAGGTGGGTTCTCTAATGCAGCCGCATTTTCTGGTGGTGGCGGTAATAAAACACTTTCGGCGCAATTAGATCGTGTCAGCGTTACCCGCACAGGAACAAATACTTTTACCGCTGGCACAATCAACATCCTTTACGAGTAAGAGGTAAATCATGGCTGGAACTGTTGTCGCAGATACGCTACAAGCCGATAGCACTAGCACGCTAGTCATCAAGAACGGTGTAGCTAATACGCCTCCTACGATTCAGGATAGTGCCGGTACGCAGATTGGTACGTTCTGTCGTGCGTGGGTGAACTTTAACGGTACAGGCACAGTCGCTATTCGTGCTGATTTTAACGTCGTAGATATTACCGACAATAACACAGGTGACTATACGATCAATATTGATGTTGATATGCCTGATGCGGACTATACGGTGGTTGCAAATACGGGGTACACCGCAGTACCAGCATACCCATTGCCTGTTGCTCTTTACGGTAATAACACAACTGGAGCGACCGTAGCTCCAACCGTAGGCGCGGCTAGGATAAACACAAGAAATGCTAGTGGTAACCAAGCTGATTTTGCATATATCAATGTTGCAATTTTCCGCTAAAGGACAATTATGAACCAAAGAATTATATTTCCTGATGACGATGGCGGTATTGCTGTTGTCGTACCTTCACCTAATTGGTTGGCTAAGGAAGGCAATAGTGTTCAGAAACTAGCCGCTATGCGAGTTCCTAGCGGCAAACCGTATCTGATCGTTGACGCTGCTGACATTCCGGCTGACCGTACCTTCCGCAACGCATGGACTGCTGACTTTACTGGTGCAGAGGTGAAAGCATGATTGTCATAGATTTCGCAAAAGCACAATCGATTACCAAAGATCGGCTTCGTGCTGAACGTACACCACTCCTAGCAGCTCAAGATGTGCTATTCCAACGAGCCTTAGAGTCGAATAGCGACACAGCAGCGATTGTGGCTGAGAAGCAGCGTCTAAGAGACATTACCAATCTGGTAGATGCTTGCACGACAACGGATGAACTAAAGGCACTATCGTGTGCTATCCCTGTGGTTGCTGAAGTAGTGCCAGAGCCTGTAGTGGAACCTACGCCTGAGCCAGTAGCAGAGCCTGAGCCTACACCTGAAGGAGAAGCATAATGACTGTCACGATTAACGGTAGCGCAGGTGTTACCACGAACAGCGGTGCGGTGTATGACAGCTTGCAGAGAGGTACGGTATCAACTACAACAGGCGGTACTTCGATAGATTTTTCATCCCTTCCTAGTTGGACTCGCCGAATCACAATAATGTTGAGCGGCGTTAGTACAAACGGTACGACTACTTTGCGCGTGCAAATTGGTACTGGGGGGACTCCCACCACTAGCGGTTATACCAGCGATTGTATCCAAGCTACATCATCTGGAACTGTAACGATTACCCAGCTAACTAACGGTTTTTACATTGCTACACCTACACTTGCAAACGCTTCATTTAAGGGAACTTTAGTGTTAGTCAACGTAACAGGTAATACGTGGGTATGTAATGGAAATGTAGCTGACAGCACTAATAATCGCATGTATGTCAGTAGCGGTAACGTGGCACTTGGAGGCACTTTAGACAATGTCCGAATAACAATTAACGGTACAGACACGTTTGATGTTAACGGCGGTATCAACATCATTTATGAGTAAGCGATGGATTCACAAGTGCTATTCAACATCGCAGTAGCGATCGCCGGGTTCTTCGGCGGGTGGGTGCTGAACAACATCCACCGCTCGATCGACCGGCTGGACACCGACGTACGCGCCATGCCGCACACCTACGTTACCCGCGAGGGCTACAAGGACGACATCCGCGACATCCGCGAGATGCTGGGTAAGATTTTCGATAGGCTGGAGCACAAGCAAGACAAATGATCGATCCGGTAACAATCGGTCTGGCGGTTGCGGGCGTCAAGGCGGTTGTTACTGGCGTTAAAGAGGCCGCTGCACTTGCTCGCGAAGCCTTCGACGAAATCAACGGCGCGGTGGAGTCCGGCAAGACGCTAGCCGACTCCATGTCGGGCGTCACTAAGTTCTTCTCTGCCGCAGGCAAATACGAAACCCAGCGCACACAGCTAGAGGAAGCCCGCGCAGCTCAAGAGGCCGCGGTCGCTAAAGGCCACGCGGTGCCGGAATACATTTCAGACGCCGAGTACGTCATCGAGATGATGATCATTGATCGCCAGATCAAACAGTACTACGACGACATCAAACATATTTTCATCTACCACTTCCAAGAAGCAGGCATGTGGGACGAGTTCTGGGCGCGTATGGGTAAGCTCAGAGGCGAACGGGAAGCCAAGGCAGAGGCGCTGCGCAAGGCAGAGACAGAGAAACGCCTGCAGGCCAAAGTCGCCGAGATGAAGCAACGACGCGCTAGACAAGCGGTCATAGCCCATATAGAGCTGCTAGTCACGGCGGTTATTCTTGCCGTTATCGTGGCGGGCTTCTGCTGGGGTATGTGGTGGATGTTTCAACAAGGAGGTTGACATGCTAGATGCTCTACTAAATATCGGCGGCAAGCTGATCGACAAACTAATCCCTGACCCGGAACAGAAGGCCAAGGCGCAGCTAGAACTCGCCAAGATGGCGCAGGACGGCGAGCTGGCCAAGATGGCCAACGAAACCGACTTGTACAAGACTGAGCAGAACAATCTGACCGAGCGCCTAAAGGCCGACATGGGCAGCGATAGCTGGCTGTCGAAGAACATCCGCCCGCTAACGCTGGTGTACATTCTGGTGGCGTACATGGCGCTGGCCATCCTCGACGCCGCGGCGTTGGATATCGCGGACTCGTTCGTAGAGCTGCTAGGGCAGTGGGGTATGCTTGTGATGTCCTTCTACTTCGGCGGCAGGACGCTTGAGAAAATTATCGATATGCGAGCAAAGAAATGATCGACAATTTCCGCGAGGCTTTGCAGGCCGTTTTGTTGCACGAAGGGGGTTTCGTTAACCATCCAAAAGACCCAGGCGGCATGACCAACCTGGGCGTCACTAAAAAGGTATGGGAAGAATGGGTCGGTCATCCTGTTGGCGAAAGCGAGATGCGGGCGTTGACGCCAGAAACGGTGGCGCCGATGTACAGGAGAAAGTACTGGGACGCAGTCAAGGGCGACGAGCTGCCGTCGGGGCTGGACTACCTGATGTTCGACTTTGCGATCAACGCGGGGCCGGGACGGGCGATCCGCACCATGCAAAAGGCGATCGGAACAAGTCCTGACGGCGTCATCGGCCCGAAAACAATGCAGGCGTTAAAGGACGCAGACCCAACAGAATTGATCGCCAAGTTCAGCGTAGAAAAAGAACTGTTCTACAAGGCGCTCCCGACGTTCGCCACCTTCGGCAAAGGGTGGCTACGTCGAGTAGACGAGGCTAAGTCACATGCGGTGACGATGCTCGCGTAACTGCTGGCAAATGACGCGGTCACGCGTCGTCATCCAGATCGTCGTATCCTTTGTTGTGCATTCAGTCGGCGACGGCCCCTTGGGCTCGGGCAAGCCAATAGCAAGAAAAGTAAACGTGGCCACCGCGATGGCCGCGTAGTACACCACCACAAGGTCTTTCATATCCGTAGCAGCCTCCCAAGCAGTTTGGTGATCGGCGACGCCTCATACGGCTCAATGCCCAACATCACGTCCTGCACGAACCGCTCCTCGGGCGTCGCAGGCTTCTGATAGAACTGCGGCGTGTAATGCGCGCCGATCTTCGGCGGCTCTTCCTTGATGAAGTATCCATCACGTAGCATTTTTCTTCCTCCTATCTTCATTTGCACGGCGTGCGTCAACCGCTTTCTTTTTTATTAACGCTGCCTCTTCTTTAGTATAAACAGGTTCGGCCCCATTGGCCGTTGCGCGCAGCCACACCTCGGCGCTGTAGGCGCCCGCCCCGCAGGCTTTGCACTTGCGTTGACGCCGCAGGCCGCCTGCCATCTTGATGACGTTGACGACGTAGGTGCGCTCGTTACAGGTCATACATTTCATGGTTTGGCCGCCTGGTTCAGTATCTCAACCCGCTCACGGGCGTCACGCAGCGCGCAGTAGCGCTGGTGCAGCCGCTGCAGGATCGAGCTGCGCTTCTCATGCAAGAGCTCAGCGGTCAACATGGCGAACACCTCGTCTTCCGAGAGCTTGGGCAGCTGATCATTTAGGGCGCGCCAGCTTAGCTTTTTCATCTTCTATCCTTGTTTCAATTCGTGCTACTTCGTCTACCGCGCGCTGGAATGCGCGCTCCATTTGGTTCAGCTCGCGCTGCCGCGCGCGCTCCTCGGCGCGTGCAGCAGGCAGCTTAGCCTTCCAGTAATCAATTCTTCTCACGTTGTTCGGCCTCCAGTTCACGCAAATCGTTGGCGACGTCCGAGACGCCATGCCAGTCGCTGCGGGCGATCATGACATGCAGGTAGTCGATCAGAATCTCGCGCTGTGTTTCGTACTTGGTAAAGTCAGTCATTTCCCATCTCCAGTCAGTTTAGAAAATTGCGTAATCGGCATGATGCGCTGGCTGCCGTCGACCATCAGAATGTGCGCAAACCCTTGTGAGTCGTTCCAGCAGCCGTAGTAGGCACGCTGCAATCCATCAATGTCGAACATCAGCTTGCGACCTCGGCACCAGTCAGGGCGGTCTTGCGTGAGCACCGTCTGGACGCTGATGTCGTTGGTGTAGCTTAAGTAGTTGTTGGCGCTAACCGAGTGTCCGGCAGCAGCAAGTACAGCAGCGGTAAGTAATGGCATGGTGTCCCCCTAGTCGGCTTTGCCTTTGATTAAATCGATCATCTCGACGTACGCTGCCTTGCTCTGTTCGTGCGTGTTGGCGTAGACCATCTCTCTGGCCACCGCGTGCACCCGCCCGAACTGGCGCAGCAGCTCCGCCGCTCTGATGTCGTGCTCGTCCCGCGCGCGGTCTAGCAAGCGTGCGGCATGTTGTTCTGCAAGGTTCATTTCAAGGCCTCCATTGCGATGTCTGAGATTGCTCGTTTGTCGTGAAGGGCGGCAAAGATTTTTTCGTCCACCGTGTTTTCAGCGGCGAGGATATACACCCATACCTCGCGCAATTGGCCGGAACGATGCAAACGTCCGATGGTTTGCTCGTACAGCTCAAGGCTCCACGGTAGAGATATAAAAGCCATAACGCATCCTCCGTGCTGTAGGTTAAGCCCGTGTCCTGCGCTTTTTGGATGGACGGCCAGCAGTTCGATATGTCCAGCGTTCCAGCGTTCAATTGCTTTCTCATCGTCGAGCGTCTGCGCTTTCGGATAGCGACGTTTAATTTCCGCCAGCTCCTCTTGAAACTGGTAAACCAAGATCGTATTGGCATGTTGATTCTCCTCGAGTAACTCATCCAATCGCTCAAACTTGTGGCTGCTAAACCAGATTGACTGCTTGGTCGTCGCAAATTGCCCAGGCACGGCGGTCGCCACCCGCTGGCTGTCGTACACAAACCCGCTGGCCATCTGCTGCAGCTTAGACGTCACGGCGGCAGCGTTGGCGGCCAGCACCTCGGCGGTCGGGAACTGTACCGCAAAGTCGCGCTTCATCTTCTCGTACGGCGCGCGGTCATCCAGCTGGCAGCGCAACTCGACGACGTGGCAAGGCGGCAGCTTGTCGCGGTACTCGCCAGGCTCCAGCACGTACGTCGCTGGCTTGATCTTCTCCATGATCTGCAACAGGGCGCCAGGGCGTGGCATCCACTCGCCGAAGTCGCGGTTCATGCAGACGAAGTATTGCTGCAAGAAGGCGCCCTTGGCGCGGCCTAAGAGCTTCTCGTCAACGATCTTGCACTGACCGAAGACGTCTTCCAGCCCGTTACTGGTGAATGACCCAGTCAAACCCCAGCGTATCTTGAACTGGTCGATCACCTTGTGCAGGGCTTTAAAGCGTGTGCCTGACGGGTTCTTCAGTTTGGTCAGCTCGTCAAACACGATGGCGTCGTACACAATCCCGTCAAATCCTGACGCAGCAAAATCGCACAGCCATTGGATGTTGTCGTAGTTGATGACGACGACATCCGCTGCACCGGCAAGCGCTGCTTCTCGTTGCGCCGGGGTGCCAACCGCCACGTTAAGGTTTAACTCTGGCGCCCACTTTGGCTGCTCGACTGGCCACACGTCCGTACACACGCGTTTGGGCGCCAGCACCAGAAAGCGCGACGCGTAGCCACCCTTAATCATCGCTTGCATCGCCGTCAGCGTAATCGCGGTCTTGCCTGCGCCGACAGGCGCCAAGATCATCGCGCGGTCACGCTCGTACAGGAAGTCAGCCGCTTCGTCCTGGTAAGGGCGTAACTTCACGGCGCACCTCTCTCGCGGATAGCTAATGCACCTACAACGTAGTAGTTTGTCAACTTGTCCTTCGCTGCCATCTCATCTAGCACCTTCGCACACGCCTCGCGCTCCGCTGCTGCAACTAAGGCAACAAACTTCAACAGCGCATCTGACCCAAACTTATAAGAGTCATCTTTAAAATGCTCTAGCCGCCAAGTTAAATGTTGAACATCTTGCCCATTCATATCCCCGCCTATGGCATCAATCGCCATGCGGACGATGTTATCTTTGCTTAACCCACCCATCTATCTGCTCCTTCGTCCATAGGCACGCGTAGTTCTGCTGCAACGCAGTAACGTCAGCGGCAAATCGTTTTTGTAACGGTGACAGTCGGCCACCTTTCGTTTTCAACTCCACAAACCATGTGGTGCCATCAGGCATACACGCTAAGCGGTCACTAACCCCGCGTTGTGTGGGAGACTTGAACTTGTACGTCTTGCCGCCAGCACGCTCGACAGCCCACACAAAGTAGTTCTCAATTTCTTTTTCTAGCATGGCCGAAATATAACACCCTAAAAAAGTATTTGACAAGAATTATTTGCGGGGGTACAGTCGAGGCTCAAAACACTAAAGGAGCGTACAGTGCAACATTCATCCATCGTCGGCGGTTCCACCGCCAAGCGCGTCATCAACTGCCCAGCGTCTGTTGCGCTGTGCGCCAAGATGCCGCCCAAGCCATCAAACGAACACGCCGACCGTGGCACGCTGTTGCACAACGTCATCGCCGAGTTGCTCGAGTTCGACAAAAAGCCGGAGCAGTGCATCGGCGCTGCCTACAAAGATCAGGTACTTACCCAGGAGCTAATCGATGAGAAAATTATTCCCGCTCTCGCGGCCCTCGATGAAATTGATCCGGAAAAGCGAATGGAGTACATGGTGGAAACTCGCGTTGAGTTTGGTGATTTTCTACCTGATGTTTTCGGCAGCACTGATCTGCTTGGCCGCCGTGATAACCGTGCATTCGTTATCGATTGGAAGTTCGGTGACGGGGTAGTGGTTGACGCTGTCGAGAATCCGCAGCTGCTTTTCTACGCTGCTGCTGCCATGCGTACCGAAGCCGCCAAGTGGGTGTTTGAAGGCGCCGATGAGATCGAGTGCATCATCGTGCAGCCACCGATGATTCGTCGCTGGGTGACGACGTTCGAGCGTGTCAAGGAGTTCGAGCAAGAGCTGCTGTACGCCGTGCGACTGTCCAGCTGGCCGAACGCGCCGATGCAGTGGGGTGATCATTGCCGCTGGTGTGCCGCCAAGCCGATCTGCCCGCAGATGACTGGCGCTGTCGAGCGTGCGCTGAAGCTGCAGCTCGTTAACCTGCCAGCTGATCAGATCAGTCAGCAGCTGCAGCAGGCCGCAGCGATTGAGAGTTATCTGAATGACTTGCGTGAGCTGGCGTTCAATATGCTGGAGAACGGTCAGCCGGTGCCAGGGTACAAGCTGGTGCCCAAGCAAGCGCGGCGTCAATGGGTCAAAGAAGAAGCGATTGAGGCGTGGGTCGACGCCAAAGGTATTGAAGATGCGTATGACACGAAGATAAAGTCGCCTGCGCAGCTGGAAAAAGTCTTGAAAAAGGCTAAACTAGACTTCCCCGCCGATCTAGTAGTTGCTGTGTCGTCGGGTAGTACGTTGGCACCGGAGTCCGATCCGAGGCCAGCGGTGTTGCAAATCGGTCGTCAATTGACGGCTGCATTAACTAAACTTTGATAAAGGAAATGGGTAATGAGCAATCTCACAACATTCAAAAACGCAAACCTTCCCGCAGTATCGACGCTTGCGACCACGTTGCGCACCTTAGACGTGGATGCAGGTAGCGCCGGTACAGTCATCATTAAGATGGACAAAACGGGGCATTGGGTCTTTGGTGCTGAACAAACCGAAGTCGAAGAAGGTTCGACATGGGCGATCAATCCGTACAGCTTTGTGCATGGTTTCATCGCTTGGGGTGAAGGCGAAGTACTCGGCGAGAACATGGTGCCGGTCAGCGAGCCTCTGCCTGAGATGGGTGTAGCGCCTGCCAACGCAAAGAACGGTTGGGAAGTCCAAGTCGGTCTATCGATGAAGTGTTTAACGGGTGAAGACGAAGGTCTTGAAGGTCGTTATTCCACGACATCGAGAGGCGGCAAACGCGCTTGGCAGGAGCTGGCAGTCGCAATCGCCGCGCAGGTCGAGAAGGATCAGAGCAAGCCGGTTCCGATCGTCCGTCTGAAGTCCGACTCATACAAGCACAAGAACTACGGCAAGGTAATTACGCCGTTGTTTGAGGTTGTTGGTTGGATGTCTATGGACGGCGAAGGCGACGCGCCAGCAGCAGAGGCCGAAGCACCGGCTGAAGCAGCGCCAACACGTCGTCGTCGCGGCTAAGTAACACGGGGGAAAAGACGGATGCTGGAGAGCGCCGGATCGCACCACCGGCAAGAGAAGGCTCCAGACGCAGTCGAAGTACCCCACCTATAACTATGAAAATACTAATTGCTTGCGAATACTCTGGACGGGTACGCGACGCATTCATTGCGCGCGGTCACACCGCTATGTCTTGCGACTTACTGCCAACTGACGTGGCTGGGCCGCACCACCAAGGCGACGTGTTTGACATTATTAATGACGGCTGGGACTTGATGATAGCCCACCCGCCTTGTACCTACTTGTCTGTGTCTGGTATGCACTGGACAACGCGCGGGCTGCGCGATCCACAGTTGACCGAAGACGCGCTTGACTTTGTGCAACGCTTGATGAATGCGCCAATTGCAAAGATTGCTATTGAAAATCCTATTAGCGTCATTAGCAGCCGGATTCGTAAGCCTGACCAGATTATCAGCCCTTACCAGTTTGGCCATGACGCCAGTAAGAAGACGTGCCTTTGGTTGAAAGACTTGCCCTTGCTTACGCCCACGCAAATGGTCGAGCCGCGCATCGTCATAACACCTAGTGGAAAACCCGCTAAACGCTGGGGCAACCAGTGCGACAACTATGGCCAAGACAAACTGCCGCCAAGCGCTGACAGATGGAAATTGCGTAGCGCCACATATCAAGGCATCGCTGACGCGATGGCAGCGCAATGGGGGTAATTCTCTGGGTTGATTTCGAGACGCGCAGTCGCTGCGATCTCACAAGCAAGGGAGTGTACAACTATGCTCAAGATGCAAGCACAGATGTTCTGTGCATGTCCTATGCGTTTGGTGACAATGACGTTGTCACCTGGACGCCCGACCAACCATTTCCTGATACCGTACGCAACCACACAGGGCCGATATACGCGCACAATGCAGCGTTCGAGCGGCTCGTCTTCTATTACGTCCTTGAATGTGACTTTCGGCTCGAGCAGTTCGTCTGCACCGCTGCACAAGCGCGTG